CGTAAAGTCAAGACTGCTGCCGCCGTCGCCCGAATAAATCCACTCACGCAGCTTCGCCGGCGTCACCTGCTTATTAAGCTCAATGTAGCCTCGGAAATAGACAGGGTCAACCAACACCTCATCGTCCTCCTCGACTCCCTCCTCGCGCAGCGTCGGCAGATCTCCTGTAGGCTCAAGCTGCCCGCATCCGAATGTAACAAGCTCTTCTAGCTCCTTTGTCAGCTTCGGTGGATCATAATACGGGTTTGTAGTTCTCAGCTGAAACAGGAAGGCGCGTGATAAGGCTGATGTGGCAGACCGGTGGCTCCGAGTGCTACCACCCTGGCTTCCTCCGAGACGGGATGTCTCTCCGTCCATTGTTAGCATAAAATGTCGGGGTGGGTCAAGATTTAAAACTTATGCAAAAACCACTGCCGCGCCCCCACTGCCCGCCCGCCGCGCCGCCTGGCCAACCCCGCTTTTGACTCTGCTAGCAACCGCTCCTAGCAACCGAATCTAGACTCTGCTACCAATTGTTGCTACCACCTGCTGGTCAGGATTGCCAGCACCCTTCATAGTATATTTGCGTACAAACTCTCGGAGCGGCGTGTCTGCATCCAGGATGCGTGCAACCACCCAGAAGCCGCATGTATCCGTTGAGTCATCTTGAAGCTTGGTGGTATTATGAATAATGCGCTTGGTGCCTGTTTTCAAGAGGTTTCCTAGCAAAGGGCAGCATTCGTCAAACTCAAGCATCTCGGACTTGCTAAGCCATGCACGGTCGCCGTCAATCGCGGTGCCAAAGCTATCAAAAACCTCGTACGAGTCCGGATGGTCTAGCACGGCAATCCAATGTCCAGTCGTCTCGTTTTCAGTCAGGAATAAAAGCACGGCCGCACGGTGCCCCTTGAATAAATCATCAGGCGTCTGCATGGATCGAATCTCAGGATACCGATAGATGGGAATATCACCTAGCGCTTTGCGAATATCATCCTCTGACAAGGGGTTGAAGAGATCCTGCGTGAGGGAGAAGGGGGTATTTTCGGTGTTTCGAGGTGATATTATAGAGGGGCGGAGACGGTCAGCGCTCTCTATAAGGTCACCTCGAAAGGTCGAAAGCTCGAGGTCTTAGGTTCAAAACCAACACATTGGACAGTTTCTTACCTTTTGTGAGTCTGTCATCATGTATGGGACTAGTAAACGCCCAAGGTCGGATTACACCCTTGGTGGCAGGGCCAGCAGTGGCCTTGTGAGCACTGGACAGGCTCAGACAACCACAAATGACACTGTGTACTATAATTCTAGCCTGACTGTGAATGTGAACAACGATGGCGGCATTGTTCCTAATGTGGGCGAGCATGGCCGCTTTGCCCAGTTTCGCGATACCCGCGTTACGCCCCTCCTTCCGAATACGTCAAGGTACCAGGTTGGCGTTACGCGCGCCGAGGTGACAACAAACAACATCCCTATGTTTTGCCCGAGCCCATCGACGCTTATAACTGAGATTGAGACAGGGCGGAAATATTGGGAGGTGACTGCGCAGCCTGGACTCAGCATGACGTGGACTGGCCCTTGCTATGAGACAAATACTTTGGATGCGTGCATGGACCCTACAGCCGAGCTTACAACCATTTCGTACCCATTTGCCGGAATTATCCCCGTGTATGTCTTCGAGACAACCACTGTCGCAATTGGCAATGGCATTACGTATGTTAAACTTTACGGCGCTACAGCACCGCATTCGCCGTGCGCTACTGTCATTATTAGCGACGCCCTGACTCGGTTAAATGCCGAACTGGCTCCTTTTGGCATTACAGTCTCCGTGGTTGGCATTGGCACGCTTGCATGCACCCAGACACTAACATTTACGAATTCGAGTGCTACCAACACCGTGGTGTTTGATTTCACCTCAACTGCGCTTGATGCGCGCGGGGCGCGTGTGCCGTCCTTCTATCCCAAGGGTAATATTCTGCAGGCATGCAAGCTTCTTGGCTTTGCCCCAAATGAGGTGTTTACAATTGGCCCGAGTGCAACCGTAGCTGCGCCTCGGTGCTATCAGCTCGGGTTTCGGTCAACGTTTACGCTCTCCGCTTATAAGCCGGTACAGTGGGTGCCGCAGGATCAATCAGAGGCTGCGTACTTTCCCACCCCTTCGGACGTAATTGCGGGCACTACGGACGCGTACTTTGATTGCTACTCATATGACCACTTTGTCAATCAGTGCGTGAACCCGGCACTACAGCGCTGCATTTTTGACAACTTCGACTACCGCATTAACGACTCCCTCGTGTCTGACATTTCAGGCGTGGTTGTAAATTCAGGTGGGTTTACCCTGTTCACGGTTGCGTCCAATGGCTTGTTTCCTGTTGGATCTCTGGTGACAATTACGGGACTCTCAGCTGTTGATACGGGTATTAACAACACAACTCAGAATCTAGACGGCACCTACACAGTGACTGGCATTTTCGGCACGCTGCAAGTTGAGGTGGCGCGCGCGTCTGCTGTCAGTTTCTCCGTCCAGGGGTTGACGGGAGAGGCGCGAAATACAAGCGTTGCCCTATCTGGGATTCCGCAATCAAACCTTGATTCACGCAGTCTATCTTCGCAGCTTCTTATTGCATGTAACGCGCTTATGTCTGCAACTGTCATTACAACCCCAATTACGCAATTCACGATTGGTCAGTCTGTGAATCTAAACGGACGCACCTACATGTGGACAAACGGGGTAAGCTCGTCAAATGGAGTGCTTCCCGGAGACTCCGCTGCATCGTCCGGCTTTTGGCAGGATTTAGGTCCTAGCTTTACCAGCAGCTGGGTCCCTGGACGCTACAGGCTTGGCGATGTTGTGACGTACCTTGCGCCTGTCATTCCGTCAACTGTTCGCTTCTATAAGGCAACTGCAGTTACAACTCTTGTACCGCTTCTAAACGGAGTTGTTCAAACTGGGTGGCAGGACGTAACAAGCGCGTTTCAGGGGCCTCTTCGCATTCCACCCATTACGCGTCCTAATCGACCGGCTATTGGAACAATTGCCCCGCGTGTCTCCTTCAGCCCCAGCACTCAGCTGTTTTCGCTCAACCTCGATAGTTACGGATTTGGCGGCACGCAGGCTACAAATTTGGACGATGGCTATGGCACAGCAACGCTAAACGAGCCCAGAGGCGCGTCTAGCCTCCTGCCTGACCTCTTTCTGGTTACGTCTGAGAATGCGCAGTTTAACGACCAGGCCCGCGACTCGTGGGGTCTGACTGGGTGTGGGCGGGGGACGGTCCAGCCGTATACTACTGCGCGGAAGCCTTTTGAGATTTACGATGAGTGCTTTCATCTGGAGGCTGATGATTACTTTCACCAGCTGTTTGGAAATTGGCCGTGCATTCGACTTAATTATACGGACAGGGCGCGCAACAATTTGACGACGTCGTACGTTCGGTATGTCCCTGAGGCCGCAGATGCCGGCTTGACAGTGCCAACGCCCCTGCCGCTGTTTGTGCCATCGCAGCCTCCCGCGGCGCCGTCGAGTGTCTACTTGCCGTATTTCCGCGTTGGAGGCAACCAGCCGTATATCTACACATTTCCCCAGAACTACCGATCAGTTGGAAATATGTGGAACCCGGTTGATACGCTTGTGCTTCTCACATCCGAGATCCCGGTTTCGAATTGCCAGGTGTCGCGGCCGGTTGTTCTCACGGATTCACCCAATGCGACGGTTGAGCCTAGCGGCAATGTGGAGAGCATCCTGTGCGAGTTTTCCATTTGGCCAACGGACAATCTTGGCCAGCAGCTCCGCAGCCAGATTCTATACGCTCCAACGGGCGATGCAATTGACTACGTTGAGATGCAGAGCTCAACGCTCTTTAATAACGTTGACTGGACACTCTGTATGCGGATGAAGGCTACGCAGACGTTGCGGCCTCTTAGCATTTCAGACAGCGGTGCTGTGAATATCCGCTTGAAGTTTATCAGAAAGGATTGAAAGACTCAAACTTTATAAAGGCCCCTTTTTGCTCTTTTGCGCTTGTAGGCACACAACGAACCACCCCTGTACATCCACATCAGAAGAGTCATCCTACAGAGGATATACAAAATGAGCACGATTTCGAAGGTGGCCGTGTACGATGCACGCCTCATGCAGGAGGAGCCGGCCTATGCCGTGCAGAAGGGCGCCCTGTCTGTGAGCGTGGCGCCGTTCCAGTCTATTTCCGCTAGTGCGTCCCAGATGACGTTTCAGGTGCTTGTTCCCTCGCTGAACGTTTTTGTCGACCGCAAGATTTCGCTTTCGACCACTCTCAATTTTGCGGCGCAGCTCTTTTATTCCGGCCCGCGCGGTCTTACGCAGAGCATTGCCCCGGCTGCTGCTGTGGCTCTTACGTCAATTACTGGTGACGCAATGGTTATTGCTGCATTTCCGATTGGGGTTCTTCCGATTGGCACTCTTATCTACAGCGTGACTGGCGCCACGACAACTGGCATTACGGTTCTCCCGGGGACTCGCATTACGGGGTCTACCTCGTCAACTGCCTATACTGTTTCGCCCAGCCAGGTAATCGGCGCTGGTGGTACTATTAGCTACCTGCTGCCGTATTCGTGGACTGCCCCTTCTTCGGACATGAGCGTTTCGCTGGCCCAGGATGGTGGGTACTCGGCCGCAAGCAAGGGCCAGGCGTTCCTCCCGGCTGGATTTGCCACTGCTGTTTCGGGTAAGGATCTGTCTCTTATCCCGTTCCCTATCCAGGGCGCGCTCAATAACATGACGGCCACGCTCAATGACTGCACGGTGACCACCAACGGCGACACGCTTCGCGAGCAGATCATGCTGACGTCCAGCCACCCGACCCTTAAGCAGCGGACTACGCCGACTAAGCTCGACACCTTTTGCTGGGGAAAGGACGATGCAAACAACGAGAGCGGAAACTTTTCCTCGTATTCCGTTGCGGATGGCTACGGCGACACTGCGAACGGCTCTTGGCCCATTACGTGGTATGAGGCAACGGGTGCTGTCCCGCTTGCAAGCATCACGAATGTGTCTGCCGGTGGCGGCAATACGACCGGATACCCGTTCCTTGCACCGACAAACGGCACTTTGATGTACGCATCGTTTGGTAATATTGCCGGCACGTCGGCGTCTAATTACAGCGCCTCGGGCACTGGCTGGTACATTGCAACGCCGGCTAGCGATGTTCCGAATAGCGGCAGCGCGTCTGCCAATGTGATTCCGTATGTGAACGGCCAGCCGGTCTGGACTACGGCGTTCCCTGGTGGCGACCTGTTTGCATCTGGCGCCAATGGCCCCGCTGGTGGTGCCGGTCTTTTTCCCCCGGCTGTTGGGTTTTCTATGGCCTACGTCAGCAGCCAGAACATCCTTACGCTTAGTGTTGATGTGCCTCCGTATTGTATGATCGGCGCGCGTCTTTACGACGGAGCCTCGATCCCGGCTGCCGGTGTGAGCCCTGCCACAGTTGGTTGGGTGTGTGCAATCAAGTCAGGTTCTCTTGGATGCGCTGGCTCTACGTAT